GGATGGGAAAAATTATTTAGTGAGCGTCTATATTTCGCATATAACAAGAATCATAACATACCTGTACGTGTCGCAAGATTTCATAATATTTTTGGTCCGTTAGGTACTTGGGATGGTGGTAGAGAGAAAGCTCCCGCTGCTATTTGTAGAAAGGTAATTCAATCGAACGGAGAGATTGAAATATGGGGCGATGGTAATCAAACTAGAAGCTTTTTATATATCGATGAATGTATAGAAGGTGTTAGAAGACTAGTCGAATCTGACTTTATTGGTCCTGTCAATATAGGATCTGATGAAATGGTAACAATTAATCAATTAGTAGATTATGCATGTGAAATAGGAGGTAAAGATCTCGTTAAGAATCATATTGATGGTCCGTTAGGGGTAGCAGGTCGAAACTCCGATAATACATTAATTAAAGAAAAATTAGGCTGGGCTCCTTCTATGCCTTTAAAGCAAGGTCTATCGCATTCATATAAATGGATTCAAGAACAAGTAAACAAAAATGAACATTAATTATTTTAAAGACGAGCAAACCACTCTAGATTGGATTGCTGAAAACGTTAAAGTATATACTGCTGAAAATCCTCATGGTATTGATATGTCAGTACACAATACGGCACCTGGTGTTTCAAGCATATCACCGTCGGTGTTTTTAACACTTCTTTTAGATCATAAAGATAACATAGACGGTCTTGAGAATATTAATTATTTTATTGAGACAGGGACTTGCTCAGGTATCACATCTATGTCTTTTGCGCAAGTAATTAACAATGTACATACAGTAGATGTACGACCATGGGACGACTATAAACGAATTAAAGAAAAACATTCAAATATTGAATTTTGGCAAGGCGAATCTGGTCCGTTTTTAAAAACGCTTTTAAATTCAATGCCTAATGAACGGTGTATTTTTCTTTTAGATGCACATGATGGAACACATATTGTACCTATTATGGAAGAAATTAATCTAATTAAAACTATATCTAATGTTAAAGATCACGTTATTATTGTTGACGATTGTATTGACTGTGGTAATGGAAACTTTCCTAGCATCGAGTCAATAGAACAAAATATTAAGTCGATTAATCCTAACTATAAATTTATCGACGGTGGTAATGTCCGAAGAACACATATTGCATACGTTTAGACTTATAGTATAATTAAAGATATGATTGTTGAAAACATTAAAACTTATGATGGTCACCTTCTTCATAATAGATTTGCTTATCAGTATTTTCGTGAAAAAACATTACCTATAGGTAATATTTTAGCTTTTAGAGCTCCTATGCTCGTGGAGAAAGATGGCATGATTGATCATGAAGATGTAATGAACGATGATTACATTTATAGTGATGATGCTATAAATTTTGTATGGGAATTACCTAATGTAGATTTCTTTGGCGCTGTTGCATTTCAAAGGCTATTCAATTGTCAAATGGCAGCTATTTTGAGTAAAAAATATTTAGATAATGCTCCTATTGAAGTCGATGGTGACGATCTAATGGTTCATAAAGAGCATGAACAACATGGAATTTTACAGCAAAAAGGTAAGTGTAGTGTGAGTATAACGCATCTAAAGGATGGTGCTGCATTAGGTCATACTGCTATCAATGTTGTTGCAGGTAAAAAAGCACCAGCATTTGCTTATTCAACTAATCTGTCGGATGCAGATTGCAATGCGTTTATGAGAGACATTATTGATATGTTTTACGGTACAACCGATGACATCTTTATTGCTACTACAAAGATTATTAGCAAATGACGATATTTGATTTTATTAACGATATTTTATATAAAAAGCGTGGTGACTTGCTGAGCAATGTTGATAACGAGCAAGGCTTTAATTTATACATGTTAAATAGATGGTTGACGATGTATTCAACATCTGTAGCAAATATTGTTAATTTAACAACTAACAAGTATTATTCTATTTTTGATACAAAAAAAGATCAGTATAACTTTATGTTGAGAATGATACCAAAAGGTAAATTTCGACGTATCAATTATATTAAGAAGAAGAGTAAAACACCAAATGATACAAAAGAAGTCATTAAACAACTTGCTATTAACCTTGAACTTTCCGAAAGGGAGATAAATTATTATGTGTCTACCCATAAAGTAGATTTGGAGAAATTAAAAAAATGTATGGTAACGAAGGCTTAGACCCTAACGAGGCAGGATTAGTAAATTTACAATCTTACTCTAACGATGTATTCTCAATTCATGGATTCAAGCTAACAAGCTTGTTAGATGATATTTTACTTGCAAAGTTTACAGATATCACTGAAGACGGAAAATCTATTATTAGAAACGGTGTACATATTCCAATCAATACAGTTCAAAAAGCATGGCGGCTTGGCGAAGTAATAATGGTAGGTAGAAGAGTACAAGATTTAAAACCTGGCGACTTTATTTGTTTTCCAAACGATAAAGGTATTCCGGTTAGTAATCTAGATGTAAAATGTGAACATTATACTGGTATTCTTAAAAATGCTATATTTTTAGATGAGAAAAGAATATTTGGAAAATGTGAACCGTCTGAAAGTATTAATGAAAGTAAGTCTACAAAATCTAAGAGCAGTTCTGTCAGAAAACGTGGCAGAAGTAAAGTTTCTGCGAAGAAAGGTTAAACCTGGATTTCCAGCTGAGCGTAGAATGTTGTGCACAAACAACATTGAACTGTTGAATTCTGCTAGAGGTAAATACTCTTTAAAGTATGAAGCACCTACTCAGGCTCCTAAATATAATCCATCGCAAAAAAACCTTGTAGTTGCTTGGGATATATTCATGCAAGGCTACAGAACAATTAATATGGATAGTTGTGAATTAATTAGCGTAATACCGGGAGACGATAAGTTTTGGAATTACTTCGCTGATAGATTAGCTGGTATGTCAGCTCAAGAAAAACAGCAATTTATGTCAGTATGATTATTGAAAAAACAGAAGATGCAATAAAATACGCGTTACAAAAAAATGTATCTTTTGTGATCGATAATAAAACTATACGTGAAGGTAGACTTATTTTATATAATGTAAAAGATTTCTATATTGTATTCAATCTGATAACATCAAAAAATATATCCAAAACATATGAACTACCTTTACCGTTTATTGTTGAAAGATATGCAGATAAAATAATTTTTGATTATTCATTAAAAAATATTGTAAAAGGTAACAATATTATTGAATATCTTATTAAAACAACATACAACAAAATAGGTAAAAAATCTAGACTTTACGATAATAAACTCACTATTAACTATTTAGAATAAATAATTCTAGTGAAGAATCAAAGCTACTATTTTGAAGTTAAGGATATTGTAACTCAATTTGTAGCTGCATTTAACGATGTAGTTATTAACAGATACAATAAAGATAAATCTGTAGCAGATAAAATTAAAGTTAGATATCTTTACTCACCTAAAGGTAGAGTTCTTAACGATTTAATTAACAAATCTCAACATATTAGCTTACCAGCTGTGGCTGTATCTATTTCATCAATTTCACGAGATGAGAATAGAGTATTTAATAAAATATTCGGATCGTATGATAATCCTAATTTAGAAAATCAATCTAAGTTTTTACCATCACCTATACCTATTAATATTGAAATTAATATGAGTATATTGACAAGGTTTCAGACTGATCTAGATCAGATTGTAAGTAACTTTATTCCTTACAATAACCCTTATATAATAATTTCATGGCCTGTACCTACAAGTTTGTCTCCAACATTGACAGAAATACGATCTGAAGTATTATGGAATGGTAGTTTGAGTGTAAACTATCCTAACGAATTACAACCCAATCAACCTGCGAGAGTTGCAGCAGACACAGCATTTACTGTTAAAGGTTGGATATTCCCGGGCAAAGACGTGCATGATGCTAAGAACATCTTGTATATTAATACAAACTTTAACCCAGTATCTGGATTTGAATATATCTAATGAATTCATTTGATAATACAATTTTCACGTCAAACAGCTCTGTTAGCGGTGAAAGAAATGAACTTACAAAAACTGTAAGCATATCAGCGCGCCCAGAGATAACATATATGTATCCTGAGATAGATTTAGTCCCCAGAGCTAAACTAGGATTTAATCAATTCTTCCATCTACAAGGATATAATTTTGATACAGTATATAAAGTATTTTTAAGTGCTGGTAAAGAAGGAAAAGGTGTATATGACGGTACAACTGCATTATCTGCAGCATCTGCTCAAGACTTATTTGCTTCGTTAAGTGGACCCAGTGCGTTATATCCAGCTTTTACTGGTAGAGAATTAGATAGTTTTTCAATACATTCAAG